TTTACAGGAATTCAATCCCTGCTCCTGTTGTTTCAGTTTTTGTTTCTGCTCCTGCCGTCACCATCCACCTGCCTAGCCCCATCACCAAAGCTATAATCCCATCTATTTTGTCACGACTTTTCTTTTTAGACAACTTGTAGTTATTATTGTCATCAAGACTTACACTGATGTTGCCAAGATTCCATCTCAAAACAGGGTTTCCATCGTGCGAAATCTGCTTGGCTAGTATCCATTCCTCTAGCTTTTTGGTGGGTGGGCTTAAGTTTGCAGGAGTCTGCCCAAACTTGACCATGGTAAAATCATCTGACAGTTCATGAACGATCTGATCAGAGTGCCAAGGATCGTAAGCAATCTCTTGAATCTTATAGATTTCACCTAGTGCCATGATATCCCTTTTGATCTGCCGATAGTCCACCCGATTACCTGGGGTTGCTGTTATTTTTTTAGCCTTCACCCATGGCTTAATTCTAAATCGGTTTAACCTCTCTCGCAGTTTGTCGGCTTCTTCAGGTGCCCAATAAAAGGGCAGAACATAGTGTGGTTCATCTTCATTTTCACTTGCAAAAAAAAGTGTAAGCGCAGTCATATCCATGGTTGCACTTAGATCAAGACCAGCCCAGCATTCACGCCCAGTAAGATCTGGGGTTGGTATCTGGCATTCATCCCACTTAAGTGGACTGATCCATCTAACATCGGTTTCAATCCACTGATTTAAATGGTCTCTTCTGAAAGCTGCTTCCAGTGCTGGGTTGTCCTTACACTCTTGAACTTTCTGGTGAAAGTAAGCTTCCTTAACTGTGACACCAAACCCAGGGTTTGCTTTGCGCCAAGTTGCTTCACTGGTCCAGTCATCATCAAGATCCGCAGCAAATATTTTTGCATAGAATGTTTTGTCCTGGATAGTTCCATCCAACCATTTTATAGCCTGACTATGCATGTCATGGCAGAAGGATGTTCTATCACTACCTGCAGTGGTGATCATCACGCAAAGTGGTTGCCGTCTAGCTAGGGTTCCAGTCATTAGTGTGTCATAAAGTTCGCGCGATTTCTGGGTATGCAGTTCATCAATCACAATCCCATGAGGGTTTCCACCATGTGCTGTGTGAGCATCAGCACTGATGGACTTATAGAATGATTTTGTGTCAGGGTAGATGATCGTATTTTTAAATGGTTGCAGTTTTGCAGCCAAGGGTGGGCATGCTTCAACCATGTTTTTAGCACTATCAAAACAGATGTGTGCTTGCTCTCTGGAAGCTGCTGCGGAATATATCTCTGCACCTGGTTCACCCTCAATCAAAAGCCATAGAGCTATGGCACTAGCTAAAGTTGTCTTGCCAGCTTTTCTCGGTACCTCTAGATATACCTGCCTGATAATCCTGTTTCCATGCTTATCTACTTTCCCAAACACTTCACGCAGTATTTCTTTCTGCCATTCCTGAAGGGTGAACCTCTTCCCTGACCATTCACCCTTGTGATGTTTCAAGGCTCGTTCGATAAATGGAATGATCAATGGGTCTGCAGGTTTTTTCTTGGGTTTCTTAATCGCCATTGGCACCAATATCCACACCACATAAATCCTTAATCCAATTCCCCTGAGTAACCACAGGATCGCTGACCATCTTTGATCTGGCCATGGGAGATAGCCCCAGTGATTTTCCAAGGGTGGAAAGTCGGGCTGAAAGACTAGTGAGCTGATCTACTGCCGGATCACTTTTCTTTGGTCGGCCTTCCTCCTGAATGAATCCACCAGAATTATTTATCTGTTGCTGGCATCTGACCACCTGCGAATACATCGCACAATAAACAGCGATAGCATCAGCATCAACTGATGACAGGATTGCCATTGGCTTTAGACCTGTCAGAAGATCGTGCCATTTTTTCTGACCAATTGCATCCAACCAGTCTGGCATTCTTGGGTCGTTAACATCCCATGCAACAGGACTTGGGTTTGTTGTCGATGGTCTTGGGTTTGGATTCAAAGACAATAGTTGTCTCTTATTAGGTTTTCTACCTCTAGTCACTTTATCACCTCATTTTGCCCTAAAAAATCATGCAAAAATCCTGAAATTTGCGAGAAGGTACTCCCGCACCCCTGCTGGATTTCTCGATCCCCCCCTACCTGCCGATCTGTCATGTGGTTTTTCCCTGAGATTTTAAAGGTTTTCATTTTTTTCTACCCCAAGTCTCATGCCATGTCTTGGAGTTGTGGCAGCTAACACACAATGGTTGCAGGTTTGTTTTGTGATTTGTGCCCCCCTGTTTCAAAGGCTGAATATGATCCACACAGGTGGCTGGACCTTGGCATCCACGACATAAGGGTTCTTCCCTGAGTATCGCTAGCCTGATCTTCTCCCATGCTCGGCCATAGCCTCTGCGGTGTGGGCTTGGCCTATCTGTGCGCCTGCCCTGCGCTGGTCTTGGATTGTGTTTCTTGTGGTCATGATCTGATGGCATCATGCACCTGCTATGGTTAGGTGGCATTCTGCAGGTCTACCATCACCTTTGGCATAGGTGACGACCAATCGGGTGATGTGTTGGCAATTGTCTTCTTGAATGATTCCTACATGCTGCAACAGATCCAGCACTGGCTTCCAGCAGTTATCTAGATCGCGATCCTTGCGCCATCCTGAACCACCTATGATGGTCATGGTAATTGCATAGGGTGGATTGATTACCTTGCCCTTCTTGGTGAGCATTGCCATAAGTTCAGCAGCTTTGTGCCAGTCGGTATATTTCTTTGACCTATAAACCTGACCCCTGCGGGATGCCCGAAAGATATGGTTTGCGCTCGGTGGTATTGGAAGCTCTAGCCTCATGCCCCCATTTTTGCCGATAATCCTTTAGATACAAAATCTCAAGGACTGGATTTGCACCTTGCCAGCTTAGCCTTGGCAGTCTTCAATTGAAACTTTAACAGCCTTCTTTCATGCCTTAGCTGTTTAATCATGGCTTTCTGTTTGCCTAAAAGTATCATCATCTGGGTAGTGGTTCTGGCTTCTGATCCGCAGTACACACACACACCATACCTAAGAAGCCTTATCCTTAAACAACTTCTGCAAGTTCCTGCTGTAATAACTATTCTCCTACCATTTTAGGGTTTCGGGTGGGGTTAAAAACTCTTGCTCTATGGTGATCCGGTGCAGCCCTTCATGCCACCAATGGTCTTTAAGTCGGTCAACAACTTCACCATGAATGCTTCCTATGATCTCAACGGATACAGTCTCAGGTTTGCTGGGGTGTTCAGACTGGACCACACACAGAACATACCTGACTTTGGTATCTAATTTGTGTGGGGTGATAATAAGCCAGGGGATTGGGTCAGTAATAAGATCCCTAGTCTTGACATCAAGTCCTGGCATATCGGTGCCACCATCGGTCAGGGATTGAGATTCATGCAGGTTAGCCTGCTGTTCCCAGAATCCTGAGAGGTCACCATATAACCATTCCCATAAAGCTGCCTCACCACATAGGCCACAGAACTGGTTATAGGTTCTAGCCTGCTCTTCACTGATGTTAAACTTAGCCATCCTTTGAATATGAATCGGCCAGTTATTTTTCTTGAACCAGAGCGATTTAGCTTCACCAATTTGCCAAAGTAAATTTGTAGTGTGTGGGCCAAACTCAATTAGCATGGATTCCTTTTCCGGTTGCGGGATCCATCCCTGTTCAGATTTTAGCCGTAAGTTCTAACCGATGCATCTACAATCATTCTTGGTGGTTCTTCCTCTGGTGCTTTAAATCGTTTAGCGATCCTGTCTATAATTTCATTTAGTTCTTTGTTGGAATTGGGTGTCAGGTCATTAATGGTTTTAGCCAGGTTGCGCTCGGATTCTTCTGCCTGCGCCATGTGTCGCATCCAGTTGGGGTTTCTTAATTCGTAAATCTCCAAAGTCATCACTGATTTCTTTCCCTCACCAGATGCAGTGGTTTTAAATGGCAGAGAGTTAAGGCAGATACAGCTTACCCAGCATTTGATTTTAGAAGTCCAGATGCCATCTTTCACATGAGCTAAGAATGGAACTAAAACTAAACCAGTTCCCCTGCACATCGAGCAGTCAGCCACCTCAGGTTTAACAGTCCTGCGATAATTATCCCTGCGGATTCTTAAAGCCTTTTCAAGTTCGTAGATCGTTTCTTCTCGTTTAAATATCTTGACCCCAGTTAAATCTTTGGATGCCGCCAAAAGTTCCTCAGGCCTATAACCTTCACCTGCAAAATAGGTTGACCAAGCTAAAAGCATTTTTAATTCCCTTTCTTGATCCCATCCGTAGAAGGTGGAATGAAACTGAATCCAATCTGGCCAATCGAAATAAGGTTGGTTTGCATCGATGATCATATTCATGGCTGGTTCCTTTGTGGTAACTGAAATCCCCTGGGCATTGCTGACATAGCTGCCTGCAGATCAGGCTTGGCTTTGCCATTGGTTTGGAAGTTTCTTGGTTGGGCTGGCCTATCATTCTGCCTAGTCACCCATCCAATCAAGAATGCTGGCATCCCTCTTGCTGTTTTTTGCTTGATCGGGTTGGCAATGGTCCAAAGCCTTGCCTGCTTAATCCAATCCAAAACAGGGTCATTTTTAAAGGTATGCTGAATCTCATGAAATAGCCCCATCGGTAGTACCCATTCTGCAGGGGTTCCTTTGGTGGGAAATATAATTGGGGGTTCATTAAAATCTGAATATGGTTTAGAACTGGCTTCCAGTTCTGAACAACTTTGCTCTACCTCTACTTCTACTTCTACATCTACTTCTTTTTCTATATCTACTTCTACATCTACTCTACTCTTATCTGCTATATCATCTTGGCATCGTGATGATATCATGTTGATATCATTGGGCAAAACCCAGCCAGAAAGCCCTAAAATTATCTTGTTTAGCTTGGCTTCATTCATCCTTAATCGGAATGCCACCTTTTTCAAATCAGGTAGGTTGCCGCTGTTCTCAGATGCTACCATCCACAGCATGATTAACACCTTGGCTGAATCACCATCCAGTTCATGCCAATCAGGGTTATTCAGAAGATCTTTGTAAAGCTTGATCCATGGTGGATTCCGTGAACCATTCTTAAAGTGCTGGTAGTTCTCCCAGTTTCTTATTTTGTAGCTCATTTTTTTCTCTCTTTAGTTATGGGTGGGGTAATTCCCCCACCCTGTGATAAAAACCCCATTGCAAAGATAAACCAGCCGTGTCTCACTCCCGGGTAGGATGAGATGGCCCAGTGCAATGGGATTACTCCTTTAGACTGTTGGCTATTGCCAGATAAGCTGCAGCATCTTCCAGACTGTCCTGATGATGCCCTTTAGAAAGTCGCGCGATCTTCAGCAGTGCCATCATGATGGCAACATCATAGGGTGTGGTTTTGCAGTCGGTGTATGTCTGCCAGTGCAATGCGATTTTAGCCAGGCTAATAGCTGGTGGTTCATACTCAGCAGCTCGTTCCCTTATCAGGTCATAGCAGCGTTCAAAGAATGCGCTGATGTTTTCATGTTCGTCTGGTGGCAGAGGCGCATCGTAAATTAAGGTCATGAATTAACCCTCTTGGTTGTTAGTTTTCTATGTCTCGCTGAATCTAGATGACATGATTTGCAAACAGCTTTAATCGTTGCAGTTGTGTGAATTTCTTCCATGCGTTTAAACATTTCAAATTGTTCAGGAAAACTAAATTTCTCGGATTTGCAAAAGTCAAAGTTGTTTTTAACTTCTTCTAATTGTTCATCCGAAAAAGTATCCAAAACGCTTTTGGCTATTTCTTTGAAAGTTGGTTCTACATGGTCCACTTCTGTGGACTTTGCTATTTTGCAAATCTCACAGATTGGATTTTTCTTTCGATATTCCAAAAGAAATGGATGTGATGCATAGCGTAAAGCCTCAACTAAAACTGAGGTTGAATCTTTTTTATAAATGCACTTTTTCCAAGATACATCTTTCCACCCTTCTTTCTCTGTCCAGCCTTTAAAAATATAACTCTTAGGCATGAAATCTTTTTTAAACTTCAACGGTTTTATTTCCTGAGTTGACCAATAATAATGGTGCTGTCCTATCAAATCTGAAATCAATCGATTTTCAAATTCAATGCCGTACTTAACTTTCCCAATGATTTCTCTGATTGCTTTGGTAAGTTCGGTCTTTGTCATTCCTTGAAAAAAGATCATTTTGAATCATCTCCATCTAAATAAAGTTTTCCTTTTATTATTTGAGCTTTATAGCATTTCATAACATTCATTAAATCTTGTAATATCTTTTCAGATTTTACTTTCTGATTAAGACTTTTAGTTTCATTCAATACTTTTATGTGCCAAGATATAATTTCGGTTAATGGGTAATAAGTGTTTCCAAAAAACCTTATTGAAGGAATGGAATTAAAAATCCAATCCCACCACGAAATTCCACTGTATTCTTGAATTACATAAATTTCCTGTTCATGCTTTATAAAATCTTTGTTCATGATTTCTTTCCTTCAGTTGGTTGCTGGTCTTTCATTCGGAATAAGGTCGATCAAATGCCACTTGACTAGCGTTTGGATCCCTAACTTTTACCCATTGCTGAAAATGCCAAGGCCATTCATCAAAACCCTTGGAATCTTCATGAGCATCCTGCTTCCTATCGTCTGGAATTCCTTCAATAAAAGCATCATCTCCAGTCGGCCCACTAAAACTTGAAATTCTAGAATTACCTTTTTCTTCTTCAATAACAGCAAAAACCATGACTTCCAATTCCAGAAACTTTGGATCTGATCGATCCTTACTCTGCCATCTGGATAACCAACCATTCCCAGGACTAATACTTAATATTTTCATCTCGTTATTCCTTCTTAAATTGATTGTGTGTGTTTTAAAGTTTTCTGTAATTCAATCGCTGACCATCTGGGGGAATCTCCAATAATCACAGTTGGGGGAAACTCTCCACGCTTTCGCAACTTCCAAAATTGGCATCTAGAAATTTGTAAAATCTCGCAGACCTGATCCATCTTTAAAAACTGATCTTGGATTAAAGACATAGTTATTCCTTGTTTAAACTTTCTTTTTTTAAATATCAGGCTGGCTAGTCTGACAACAAGTCAGGTGTGTTACTAAGGCACTCTCATATGCCACAAACCAGCCTGATAAGCGCATGAATATTAATGCTGTCAGTGGGTGGGTGCTGACAGCCCCATCAAGGTATCTCAGGGGCAATGATAACCCTGCCA